ATGTCTGAAGAAGACAGAATGATTCAAGACAGTGACATCAACTGGTACAACCTGGATCTTGTTCTGCGCAACAAGAGCCGGTTCAACTTCTACATCACCACTGACTATGCCACGTCGTTGAAGGACAAGGCCGACTTTAGTGTGACCAGTGTCTGGGCCTACAACAATGCAGGCGATTGGCTTTGGGTGGATGGTGTGTGCAAGCGACAACTCATGGACAAGAACATTGATGACCTCTTCCGTCTATCGCAGATCTATCGGCCACAGAGCGTGGGCATTGAAGTTACTGGTCAACAGGGTGGATTCATCCAATGGATCCAAGGCCAGATGCTCGAGAGAAATATTTACTTCCCTCTTGCTTCTGAAGGCAACGACAACAAGCCAGGCATCCGCCCCAACACCAACAAGCTCGTTCGGTTTAATACCGTGGTTCCTTTGTTCAAAGCACGCAAGATCTTTTTCCCGCTAGAGAAGAAGACCGAGCCTACAATTGCCGAAGCCATCAATGAACTGAGCCTGGTTTCTGTTTCTGGATTCCGCAGTAAGCACGACGACTTCATCGACACGATCTCGATGCTGTCCTCACTGACTCCTTGGAAGCCTTCGGAAGAAGCAGCCATGGTTGAATCAGGCAAGGGCAACGGCATGTGGGAAGTCGACGTAGACGACGAACCTGTAGACCGTATGTCTTCATACATCGTGTAAGGAATACCAATGAAACTCAAAGAAATCTTCGACCAGCTTACCTATGGTGAGCTCTCCCAGTTGTCCATCGGTGGCGGTGACTTGGGTGCCATCCAAGCCAAAGACTACGATCGCATCTTGGCCCACATCAACTTAGGGATGACTGCGCTGCACAAGCGCTTCAACCTGAAAGAAAGCAATGTGTTGCTCGAGTTGCAAAGCGGCCGTACTTTGTACCCGATCAAGACAGCCTTTGCTGTGACGGGCAAATCCAAGGAACCGATCCGCTTTCTGAAGGACTCATTGGAGGTGCCGTTCAAAGACAACGTGCACAAGATCGAACGGGTCTACACGGATAAAGGCGTGGAGCTGTCAATCAATGACCAGGAAGATCAGTATTCGTTGTCGACTCCCCAGGTCACCATGCTTCGTGTGCCGGCATCTATTGTCAACAACCCAGTGGATTTTCCTGAGAACTTGATGACCAAGACGTTGGATATCTACTACCGAGCCAACAGTTTGCCGATCGTCACAGATGATGGGGATCTGGAACCTGAATCGGTTGAAGTGGATCTTCCTTACGCGTACCTGGAACCTTTGCTGTTGTTCATTGCTGCCCGCATGCACGCGCCCCTGGGTACTGGCCAGCTGGAAGGCTTTGGTGCCAGCAACTACTACGCGCGCTATGAAGCAGCCTGCCAAGACTTGGAGAACTTTGACCTTGATGTGGATCAAGTGTCTCAGCCTGATCGCTTGCACAACAAAGGTTTCGTTTAAGATTGAAGCCCAACTTCAAAGGAACTTCCATGAAAAAAGGCAAAGACGGTAAAGGCAAGGGCGGCGGCGGCAAGAAGTGCTGATCTACCCTTGAATTGAAAAAGCCCCAGCAATTGGGGCTTTTTCTTTGGTGGCTTGGCTTTATTGGCCAGTAGATCCAAAGCCGCCGGTACCACGCTTGGTTTCATCCAAGGAATCCACCTGGTTCAAGGTGACATTGGCAATGGGTACGATCATGAATTGAAGGACGCGATCACCTGCTTTCCACTCAAATGGCACACCTGACTTGGTTTTAATCGCGGCTTTCCATTCTCCGCGATAATCGGAGTCAATGACACCACAAGTGTTGTTGAGTTCCAAGCCGTGCTTAGCGCCGGTACTGGAGCGAGGCAACAGCAAACCAACATGGCCTTCGGGAACTGCAGCAGCAAATCCGAGTCCAACCATTTGGCTTAGTTTGGTGGCTACACCGTCTTCAGGCATAAAGATGTCAAAAGCGCCGGCTTTGTCCGATGCTTTCGTTGGCATAATAAAAGCCTGATGAAGCGATTGAATATCCATTCTGTTTTCTCCAAGTGAGTTGATGGGGTGATCTAAAGGTTGAACAAAGATTATATGAATGAAGATCTGCAATCCATTGGCCTGATGGCTCCTGACTTGACGAACTGGAAGAACGCACCAAAGCTTGGTGACCTTAAGCAAGACTTGATCTTTGCAACTCCAACACACAACCTGCAGAAAGCCAAGATCGGCGAGTGGTTGGATAACTTGAATGTGACTGGCTCGGCATTGGTCAAGTCACCCAAGGGTAATTCGAGCATTGTTCCCAAGCTGATTCGCAAGCAAGCAGAGTGGCGCTACGCTTCTTTGAGTGAACCGTTCTTGAGTACTGACGATGTCTTCAATGTGAAGCCTGTGACTTGGGAAGACCGGGATTCAGCCAAGCAAAATCAGCTGGTGCTGAACCATCAGTTCAATGTGGACATTGACAAGACGCGTTTTGTTGACGAGTACGTGCGCACCGCAGTGGATGAAGGCACGGTCATTGTTCGAGTGGGTTGGGAATTCCGTGAGGAGGAATACACCGCCAAGGTGCCTACCGTGGAATACCGGGTAAACCCTGAGTTTTTGCCAATGCACCAGCACCTGGATGACCTGGAAAAGAATTCCCCCAGCGAGTACCAGACCGATGTGCCCGAAGAGCTCAAGCAAGCGCATGACCTTTACAAAGAACAAGGCCAGCCAATCGAACCTGTGGTGATTGGTGAGCATGAAGAAAAAAAGACCCGCACGTTGGTTAACCGCCCTACGTTGGAAGTCTGTGATTACCGCAACGTGACGATCGACCCCACTTGTTTGGGCAACATCGACAAAGCTGGCTTTGTCATCTACACGTTCGAGACTTCTATGTCCGACTTGGAGAAGGACGGCAAGTACAAGAACTTGAAGTTTGTCAACGTTGATGGCAACACCGTGCTGGGCACTCCTGATCACATCCCATCTGACGGCGTGCGTAGCTTTAACTTCCGTGACAAGCCGCGTAAGAAGCTGGTGGTTCATGAGTACTGGGGTTTCTGGGACATCAATGGTGACGGTAAGACCGAGCCATTTGTTGCCGCCTGGGTGGGCGACACCATGATCCGCTTGGAGAAGAACCCTTACCCGGACAAGAAGGTTCCTTTCATTGTTGAGCACTACCTCCCAGTGCGCAAAGCGGTTTACGGTGAGCCTGATGGTTCGCTGTTGGAAGACAACCAGAAGGTGATTGGTGCTGTCACGCGCGGCATGATCGACATCATGGGCAAATCTGCCAACGGTCAGACCGGTATCCGCAAGGACATGCTGGACACTACCAACCGTCGCAAGTTTGACAAGGGTTTGGACTACGAGTTCAACGTGAACGTGGATCCTCGTCAGGGTGTCTTCATGCACACGTACCCTGAGATTCCTCAATCAGCCGAGTTCATGCTGCAGCTGCAGAACATGGAAGCCGAATCCTTGACTGGGGTGAAAGCCTACAGCCAGGGAGTGTCTGGTCAAAGCTTGGGTGATGTAGCTGCCGGCGTGCGCGGTGCTTTGGATGCTGCATCCAAGCGTGAATTGGGCATTCTGCGTCGCTTGTCCAACGGTATCGTCAGCATTGGCGAGAAGATCATCAGCATGAACGCTGAGTTCTTGTCCGAGACTGAAGTCATCCGAGTCACCAATGAGCAATTCGTCACCATTCACCGTGATGAGTTGGCTGGAAAGTTTGACTTGCGCTTGTCCATCAGCACGGCAGAAGAAAACAACAACAAGGCTGAGCAATTGGCTTTCCTGTTGCAGACGGTTGGCCCTAATACGGATCCAGGAATTATGACTATGATCCTGGGTGACATTGCTACGCTGCGCAAAATGCCTGACTTGGCCCACAAGATCACCAGTTATCAGCCTCAACCTGATCCTTTGGCTCAAGAGAAAGCGCAACTGGAAATTGAATTGCTCAAAGCACAGATTGCCAAAGAGAATGCACAGGCAATGAGCTACCAATCCGGTGCAATGTTGGACCAAGCCAAGTCTGGAACCGAACAAGTCAAACAAGGCCACATCAAATCAGACACTGATTTGAAGAATCTTGAGTTTGTTGAGCAAGAGTCGGGTGTTCACCAGGAACGTGCCAAGGAATTGGCCGGTGAGCAGGCTACTTCTCAAGGTCACTTGGCTCTTTTAAACCATGAATTGGACAAAGACGCTAAAGATACCGACCTTGTTTATGAATACCGCAAGAAAATGATGGCTAAAAAGTAATATAGTACGGGGGTGGGTAAGTAATTACCCGCTTCCTCTATTAACTTTCTGAAAGCACTGGTAGACATGAGCAATACCACCATCCAAGCGATCGAAGCGAACATCGCTGAAGCGCGCAAGATCGTTGACTTCGGTCACGCACTCGAGCGTCTTCAAAACAACGCCGACTTTAAGAAGGTCGTTAAAGAAGGCTACTTCAAAGAAGAAGCAATTCGCTTGGTTCAGGCCAAAGCACATCCCAATCTGCAATCTGCAGACAGCCAAAAGGCCATCATCCAACAGATTGACGCCATTGGTTCCTTGACCCAGTACTTTGACACGGTTTTCCACAAGGCCACTTTGGCTGCCAAGGCAATTGCCTCGGATGAAGAAGCCCGTGACGAAATCCTTGCTGAAGGAGACAACTAATGTCTGACAAGCAAGATGAAATCCTGGAAGAGGAAGAAGACACCACAGACTTGCCAGATACTCTGAACATGTCTGATGAAGACTTCCTGAAAATGGGTGCACCTGGTGCCCCAGTGGCTGCAAGCCTGGAAGAAGAGCTGGCTAGTGCCGCTCCCCAGGAAGGCGACGCTGACCCAGAAGACAAGGATGAAGAGTCGACGGACGCTGACGACGAAGACGGCGACAAGCCGGCTGAGGAAGTTGCGGACGGAGACGACAAACCAGCTGCAGCTGAAGACAAAGCTCCCCCAGCAGATGACAAGGTAGAAAAAGCCGAGCCAAAAGCTGAGGAAAAGTCTGAAGAGCAAGCTGCTGTTAACTACGAAGCTGAGTACAAGCGACTCATTGCTCCGTTCAAAGCAAACGGGCGAGACATTCAAGTCAAAAGCGTTGATGACGCTATCGTCCTGATGCAGATGGGTGCCAACTACAACAAAAAGATGGCTGCCCTGAAACCCAATCTGAAGCTTATGAAGCTGTTGGACAACAACGGTCTCCTAAGTGAGGATAAAATCAGCTTCTTAATCGATCTGGAAAAGAAAAATCCAGCGGCGATTAACAAGCTGGTGAAAGACAGCGGCATCGATCCATTGGATTTAGATGCCGATAAAGCGAGCGCGTATAAGCAGACTGCTTACACTGTTGACGATCGTGAGATTGAGCTGGATACGGTCCTTGATGACATTCAAGGAACTCCTTCGTACAACCGGACACTCGATATTGTTAGCAATAAGTGGGACGCTGCAAGTAAAGGTGTGATTGCAGGATCTCCGCAGTTGTTGAAAGTCATCAATGACCATATTTCAAATGGCATCTATGACGTGATCACTAAAGAGATCGAAAACGAACGCACCTTTGGTCGCTTGGTTGGCGTGTCTGACATCGAAGCCTACCGGCAAGTCGGCGATGCACTACATGCACGCGGCGGGTTTAACCATTTGGTCCAGGGTAGCTCCCAGGCTCAAGGGAAACCAGCAGCAGCACCCGTAGTTGTAACCCCGAAACCGAAGCAGGTGGATGACGGCAAGCTGAAAGACAAAAAGCGGGCTGCAAGCTCCACTAAACCTGCTGTCTCTGGCTCTGGTGCACAAGATTTCAACCCCTTGAGCATGTCAGATGAAGAGTTCAGCAAAATTGCAAATAAACAGTTTTCGTAACTAAGGAAATCCATCATGAAATTCAATGATCCCGTAAACGGCACCGCTTCGAGCGTCGGCCCACAAATCATCAACCTGTACTACCAGAAAAAGGCTCTGGTAGAACTTCCCAAACTGCAGTACTTCTCGCAGTTGGCTGATGTCACTTCGATGCCTAAGAACTTCGGCAAGAAGATCAAGCGTTACCACTACATGCCTATGCTTGATGACCGCAACATCAACGACCAAGGTATCGACGCTGCTGGTGTGGCCATCTCTGGCACCACTTACACAGTGACTTTCCCTCGTTTGACTGTGGCTGTTGCCAACGCTGGCAAAGGTGCTGCTGCAACTGCAATCGCTGACAACACTTCTGGTGTGACCGCTTCTGCTGGTGCTGACAACTCTGGCGGTACTGGCTTGGCCACGATCACTTTGAGCGGCGTGTCTGCTCAATACTCAAACGCTACCAAAGCTAACGCTGTGGTTGCTTTGAACGTTGGTGTGATCAAGCAAGTCAATGGTGGCAACCTCTACGGTTCCAGCAAAGACGTGGGCGTGATCTCCGGCAAGATGCCAGCATTGAGCGAAACCGGTGGCCGCGTGAACCGTGTTGGTTTCAAGCGTATCGAACTCGAAGGCACCATCGAGAAGTTTGGCTTCTTTGATGACTACACCCAAGAATCGATGGACTTCGACACTGACGAAGCCTTGATGGAACACATCAACCGCGAAATGATTCTCGGCGCGAACGAGATGACTGAAGATGCGTTGCAGATTGACTTGCTGAACTCAGCTGGTGTGGTCAAGTACGCAGGTCATGCTACTACTGCCGGCGAAATCGACAGCGCATGTGAAGTGACTTACGGCGACATGCTCCGCACTTCGATCACTCTGGACCAAAACCGTTGCCCTAAGCAAACTAAGGTGATCACTGGTTCACGCATGATCGACACCAAGACCATCCCGTCTGCTCGCGTGGCCTACATCGGCTCTGAGTTGCTGCCTACTTTCAAGGCCATGAAGGACTTGCATAACAACCCCGCCTTCATCGGTGTGGAACGTTACGGCGCAGCTGGCGCTACAACCTTGAACGGCGAAGTCGGCACTGTCGACCAATTCCGTTTGGTTGTGGTTCCTGAAATGATGAAGTGGTCTGGTGCCGGTGCTGATGCTTCTGCTGATGCAACTTGCTACGAAACCAACGGCCGTTATGACGTGTTCCCAATCCTCGTGGTTGGTGACGAGTCTTTCACAACCATCGGTTTCCAAACTGACGGCAAGACCGTGAAGTTCAAGATCACTCACAAGGCTCCTGGTGAAGCTACTGCTAACCAACTGGATCCTTATGGCGAGACCGGCTTCATGTCGATCAAGTGGTACTACGGCTTCATGTGCTTGCGTCCTGAGCGTATTGCTCTGATCAAGACAGTCGGCAAGCTGTAATTTGCACTGAAGGAGGGTGGGGCAACCCACTCTCCTTATTTGATTTCCTCACTCTAGAAAGAACGCAATGTCTGATATCGACAACGATCAAACCCAAGCTCCCGTACAAGACGAACTCACCGCACTTAAAGCGCGCGCTGACATGATGGGCATTTCCTATCATCCTTCCATTGGTTTAGAGAAGCTGCGTGAAAAGGTGAATGCTGCTGTAACTGGCACCCCCGAAACAAAAGAAGATGAGGCTCCAACCGTTGTGACGGAAGCTCCTTCTGAAACTGATGCTCAAAAGCGTTCGCGCTTGAAGAACGATGCCAACCGTTTGGTTCGCGTTCGCGTGGCTTGTATGAACCCAGCCAAGAAGGAATGGGAAGGCGAGTTCTTCTCTGCCGGTAATGCTGTGGTGGGTACCCTCACCAAGTACGTGCCGTTCAACGCTGAAGATGGCTGGCATGTGCCCAACATGATCTTGAAAATGATTCAAGACCGCCAATGCCAAATCTTCTACACGGTCTCTGATGGCCGTGGCAACAAGTCTCGCAAAGGCAAACTGATCAAAGAATTCTCTGTTGAAGTTCTCCCTGACCTGACAGCCGAAGAGTTGCATGACCTGGCCCAACGCCAAGCCATGAGCAACAGCATCGACTAAGTAGTCCCCGAACCTGGATAGACCTATGACCGCAATCACCACCGCTAACCTTGCCTCTGCCTCACTTGATGGCACAGGCGTCTTTGATGTCTTGATGGCGGCCAACAAGGCTCACCTTGAAGCCGAATTTGCCAAAGGCCGCATCAAAGGTGCTGAGTACGCAACGGTCTATCTGGGTTCCCTTACACAGGTCATGCAGACCGCATTGGCTTTCCTGTTGGCTCAACAAAAGACCGACTTGGAAGCGCAGCTGCTGACCAAACAGATTGCCCTGGTTGAACAGCAACGTGCCAACGCCGTGCTGGAAGGTACCGTGCTGGTTGCCCAAGAGTGCAAGCTGCGCGCTGAGTTTGACTTGACCATGGCGTCGATCTTGAAGACTGATCAAGAGACTGCATTGCTGGCTCAAAAGTCTGCCACAGAACGTGCACAGATTACTTCCTTGGGCGTGGATGCAGACAGCGTGCTGGGCAAACAAAAAGCCCTGTACCAAGCGCAAACCAATGGCTTTACTCGAGACGCTGAACAGAAAGCCGCCAAGCTTCTGGTCGATACCTGGAACGTGCGC